GAAGGTCTTTCGACCCTCCTTTGAGATCTTTGTATGATGTATTTGGTAGGTTTGAAGCCCACCCCTTATATTTTATACTCCTCAGAGTCTTTTCTACGTTAAATTTAACTACTTACTTTCTAAACGTTGTAGTAGTTACCCCCCGTGTGTTTAAGCGACACCTAAAATAACGCTTTGTCCCCTTAATTGATCCGGGACTTGATTTGAGTACGTGCTCTCTTTAATTTAAATACTGTCAGAACGGCAACAGTACACGCAATTTCCACATCACTATTAGGTTCTAATAACCAAGTTAGTTGAAGCAGATATATTTCTGTAAATACCTCGTCACATATGACGAGGACACGCACCAATGGGTGCAGAGGTTTTGGTTTTAAAATCCCAAAAGGAATGCCTTTTTATTAAAGTTCCTTGATAATTTTACCCCCCCCAATGTTTTTTGATAATGACATTGTAGGTAGTGTGGTTACCACTCTACCCTTGTATCACTCGATGCATAAAATGAAGTCCGCTCCTAGCGGCAAAGCTAAGAACAATAGCTTAAAGTTCACTCCTAGTGCAAGGTCAATCAGTAAAACTGCAACCCAATACACTAATCTTCCTCTGGATACACCAGGATCAGAGGACGCTCACTCAGCGAAACAGGTTTTCGATAAACTGTCTTTCGAGGCGAAAATCCAGTATCTTACTGGTATGACATACGTGCCACAGGCGGGTTGGAATCTACCGGGATTACTTTCTCTTAAGAATTCCCTTAAAAAACAACTCACCGACAGCGCTATTTCAAAAATTGAAGGCATATGTTCTCTCTATGGCGCTCTTTGTAGCGTCACAGATGCCACAGGCTTTCTATGCGTACTAACCATGTATGCCAAAACCCACAATCAGGCGTCTTTGACGTCACAATTGTCCCAACTTGTCGACAACCTATTCGATGGATATACCCCACAATCCAGCGACGACACACCTAAATGGCTTTCTCAACTTAAAGGAGGCCTGCATAACTGGAAACTTTTAATTAACAATCCAGCTTTTGCAAAGGTTTCTCGAGTAATATCCCTCCTTGTAACATTAGGAGTACTTGAGGATGCTTCCGTATCCCTCGGCAATTTTGAAATTTTCGCCGTAGAAGCACAAAAGAAACACTGTACCTCAGTTGATCTTATGGATTCAATCATTGACACTATTGCCTTCTTCGCTGAAGGAGGCTACATGTGTTATGTCACCGGCTCTTTATCGCCTTTGCTCTTTTCAACTCCCAAACTAGTGGAACTTGAAGAGCGCTATGTGCGTAAATTAGTCGAATGGGAACACGCGAGGAATGGTAACCTCGAACGTTTCCTGAATTTGTCCGAAGCTCAATTCGATAAAGAAATTAAAGTTCTAATCGATGATTTTCACGACTTATTTAAAACCACTCCTAATGGTACGGAGAAACGAATTATCCAACAAAAGTGGGAGGCTCTTACAAAAGTCTACACGGAATTCACCGCCATCCGTATTTCAGGAGGTCTCCGAAAGGCCCCTCTTGCGATTAAAATTTTTGGCAACTCCGGTGTGGGTAAATCCACATTCGCGGACATTACCATGGTTACAGTTCTTAAAGCCATGGGTGTTGCTTGTACTGCTGACTACATTTGTACTTTGAATGAAGCAGACAAGTATATGTCCAACTATCGCTCCTATATCACGGGAGTGAAAATTGATGATTTGGGTAACACCAAGAAAGAATTCTGGGAGATTGCTCCTTCTGAATCTATCATCAAGATCGTCAACAATATTCGAGAGTACGCCGTCATGGCTGACCTCGCGAATAAAGGTAAGATTTCTATCGAACCCCACTGCTTGACTATCACCACCAATGTTGAAGAGATCCACGCGGGTCTTTCCTCTTACAACTCTATGTCGGTGTTGCGTCGTTGCCACATCCATGTTGAACTTAAGGTCCGTCCTGAGTTCCTTACCAACAATCTCCTTGATTCTGCAAAGGTCATTGAGAAATTCGGTAACATGCATTCTTTGAATGACATTTGGTTGATTACATTGAAGACCCCCATCGGCGACGGCGTCGACGGTCAGAACTTTAGTCACTATGACATCACACACACTGATATCTCTATCACGGACTACGTTAATCTTCTTATTAAGCGTGCGCGTAAGCACAACGCTGAACAGAAAATTCTTGTTGAATCGTTTACTGAGCCTTCAGAAATTGTGAACATTTGTGATAAGTGCGATCGGGTCGTGGAGACCTGTACTTGCCCTGTCGTTGAGACAGTTAGCGAGGATTCGGATTCCAGCAGCTCTTACGAGACAGATTCTCAAGCTTCAGATACCAGTTCTACTGGTCCTGAGTCTGATGATGAATCGTGGTCTGAGCTTTTCGATGCAATGGAGACGCAGGTTTACGAACCTCATTTTGGTGAAAGACTTGCAGGTCATATTTCCCGAAGGGCTAAGCCTTTTGGGCATACTATGCGTTCACATCGGTGTCGTATAGAGACAACTGCTGAGGATTTTGCTATCAAAACACTTTTGCTAGGACTCAAGACTTTCGAAGAGTCCCCTTACTCCAAATGGACTAGCTTTGTACCAACAGCTTGGATAGATAATGACGTTGTCAAATCTACCATCCTTGCTTGCGGTGAAGATGTTATTGGACAGGACGTTGCTACTTATAGTAAGCGTTTGTTCTATTCCTATCTAATCACGGCTCTTCCTCTTTGGCGTTTGTTCGGCTGGCGTTTTGCGATGCTATTTCTACTTGTAGGATATGCGCATTATATGCTGACAATCGCAGGAGTTATTGAGACAAAAAAGGTAGCCTATATGGATGCTTTGGTAAAATCCAGGGAAACTCTCCCTGAATGTTTCAAAACTTTGCGTGATGAGCATGTGAAGACCGCTTGCGGTCTCTTCGCTGCTTTAGGCATCATGTATGCTGGCGTTCAAACCTATCGGGCTTTGAAAGCTAATCTTGCCATTCAAGGCAAACTTGCCCCTAAGTCCATTGCTGATATTCGCGCTCGCGATATGGAAGCGGACGTGTGGCTCCCAACCCCCGTCAAACCTCTTGATAATAACGGCAGTTTTGCCAATCAAGACCAGGCAGCTAATGCTCTGCGTACTTCGCAATTTATTGTTGAAATTGGAGACTATTATAGTGAAGCTTTTTGCTATCGCTCTAAGTGTTTTCTTATTCCAGCGCATATGCTACCCAAAGTGACTACCCCCGCTACCTTCAAAGGTGTTTGTGGTAATATTAAGACGTTAATCAATCCAGATAAATGTTTTATTTTGCCTAACACTGATGCGGCTATGGTGTATGTTGCCAACGGCGTTCCCGCCAAAGATATGACCGTCCATTTTGAGGACGATTATGTCAGACATCCTATCCTTGCTACTATGCATGGTGTGGACGAAGACATGAAACAATTCTCAGATAAGACATGGTGGCAATTTACCACCGATGTACACAATGGAGTTAGCACCTTTCCCGGTGCATTCTATGAACTCATGAACCTCAAAACTTACGAGGGAATGTGTATGGCAGCCATTGTATCTGACTCTCGTGAGAGAAAGATACTTGGTTTCCACATCGGTGGTGTCACCGGGACCAAAAAAGGTTGTGGTTTTGCTATTACAGCACCACAATTGGTCGCCGGTCATGCCGAGCTTTTGAAGCTCAGTCCGACTTTCGTTCCTGCACCACAGGGGAGCGAAATTCCTGACGCGATGTTAGGTACTACTTATGCTATTAGCTCTGCTATTCATACCAAGTGCCCTACTAACTTCATTTCAGGAGATCCTGCTGTCGTGGCTTATGGTACCGTAAAAGGTAGAGCTACGTTCAATTCGGATGTCATGCAAACCCCAATCTCAGAGATTGTTGAAGCAGTAACAGGTGTTCCTAATAAACATGGAGCTCCCAAATTTGTTTTGCCAGTCGAGCGTGAGGATGGGAAAATTGATCGCCAAAGGTGGCGACCGTGGTATGAATCTTTGGAAGTGTGCTCTAAGCCCTCCATAGGTTTTGACCCAGCTCAGGTTGAGACAGCGATGGACGATTACGTCGTTGATCTTAAAGAGCAATTTGATTCACATGCTTCATTGCATTGTGCCGAGATGAAACCCTTATCTCACCAGGAAACTATTTCTGGAATCGAAGGTCGTCGGTTCGTAAATGCGATGGTCACTAAGACTTCCATGGGTTATCCCAATGGAGGTCCCAAGAATAACCATCTTATTGAACTACCCCCAACTGACGAACATAGTTGTCCTAAGGAATTCACTCCTGAGATCCAAGCAGAAATTGCTCGTGTATTGGCTTGCGCCGATTCGAACCAAATTATGAATATGATCTTTAGTGCGAGTCTAAAGGATGAGCCAACTAAACTTGAGAAAGAGAAGGTGCGTGTTTTCCAAGCAGCGCCTCTCGCTCTCCAATATGCCATCAGGAAATACTTTTTGCCTGTAGCTCGGTTTTTATCATTATACCCTTTGATATCCGAAACTGCTGTTGGAGTTAATGCTCATGGGCCCGAATGGGATGAACTTTCCCGTTTCATGGCTAAATTTGGCGATGATAGGTGTGTAGCTGGTGATTACTCAAAGTATGATCTACGCATGCCTGCTCAGCTAACTCTTTCGGCTTTTGCCATTATGATTGAGATTGCTCAGCTTTCCCGCAACTATTCCTCTGCTGATATTCAGAGGATGCAAGTGATTGCACACGAAGTGTGCACTCCTTTGGTTGCATTCAATGGTACGCTTATTCGCTTTTTAGGTACCAATCCCTCCGGTCAGAACATGACCGTATATATCAATAGCATCGTCAACTCGTTGTTGCACCGCATCTGTTTTTTCCAGGTATATCCTGTTGCAGAAATGAAGAAAATCGGTAATGAGCTAGGTCTTTCACGACCTGCTCGTTTCCGTGATCTTGTGGCGCTGATGACGTATGGCGATGATGCTAAGGGATCAGTAAGATAGGATACGATAAGTTCAATCACGTGTCCATGGCTAACATTCTGGCGGCCAATGATATGGTATTCACTATGCCAGATAAAGAGTCAGAACCCGTTGAATTCATGTCTAGATTTCGCGCAGATTTTCTTAAGCGCAAAGATAGATATGATGAAGATTTGGGAGTTTTTGTAGGAAGCTTGGAGGAAGATAGTATTTTCAAATCTCTCCATAGTATCCTCAAATCTAAGTCCGCCAAACCATTGGAGGTCTGCTCTCAGAACATTGATGGAGCTTTACGCGAGTGGTTTTTCCACGGACGCGAGGTTTTTGAAATGCGACGGGAACAAATGCAGGAGGTATCAGCTAGGGCTGATCTTCCCTGTCGCACTCTTGATGAAGATTTTGATCATCGAGTGAAGGTATGGAAAGATAAGTACGTACCGCACATGGGTTCAACCCAAAGCTCCCTAGAATTAGAGTCGACCGCGTCGTCTTTTTCAGATCCATTTTCTGATCTCAGTTCGCTTACTGAAGCTGTTGCTGAAGAACGAGAACTTGTCGATCGGGTGAAAGCCATTTTAGGCCGCCCCACGTACGAAGAGTATGTGATTATTGGACAGCACATTGGTGCTGGAGATTTGTTTTATGAAAGCGAAGGCGTAGCCCTCATTGTTGAGGTGAAGCGCGTCACTCGAAGACCGTCACGATTTTCTCGTGAGGTAGTAGCTCAGGCTCGTAAGTATTCACAAGTTGTGTCTATTTTGCGCCCTGATCTCACCGTATATGGTATTACTTATACAGAGTATGGTTTCAGTCTTGTAGAATGTTTCGGAGAACCGTTGTTCCCCGCTCGTTTTGCTGACTTTTTGGATTCCGTACCAATTTTATTTTAGAATGTTTTTATATATGTTATATGTTATATGTTTTGACCATTATGTCTATAAACTGATAGGAGGCGCCGTCGCAGCGTCAACTTTACTTTTGTGAAACCAAATAGCGACTTGTATGTATTGGTTACGGCTGAATCATGTGGTGTCCACACCCACAGACCTCAGAACGCTTGCATACTTTAGGGAAAGCGTAATGCTTATGATTATTTAATCATGGAGATGTACCCCTCCAAATAATGTGTTGACAGGCCATTGCACTAAGGTGTGCTTTGGACCCGTGTTTTTTAAATATACCTTACTAATTTTTCAAATTTTAAAGAGTTAGTCGAGAACTCAAATCTTGACATATATGTACCCCAGTCTGGTGAGATTGGGCAGACCCTTGTAGAGGGAGCTCCAATGAAGCAGGAAGAAATTACTGCCTTTGTTGATCAGGAGCCGGGATATACTACAATTATCGGAGGTGGCAAAGATGCCACCATGGACACCGTTTCAACAGCGGATTCAGATTTAGGAAACTTTCTGTCTCGTCCAATCCGTCTCAAAGAAGTTTCTTGGGGCATGGGTGCGCCACTGTTTGACAGTTTCAATCCCTGGTCCGAGTTTCTTGCTAATCCTCGTGTTAAAGAGAAGATAGCGAATTACGAACTTTTACGAATGAACCTTCACGTTAAGTTTGTTATTTCTGGAACAGGATTTCATTATGGTAGGGCTATGGCTTCATACAACCCATACCTTTATGATCTTGTAACAGTTCAGCGAAACTTCTTGGATGTAGATTTAGTGCAAGCTTCACAAAAGCCGCACATTTTTCTCAATCCAACCAATAATGCGGGTGGTCAATTAGACCTTCCGTTTTTCTATCATAAGAATTACATGTCGCTCTCCGATTTGGATGAGAATTTTATGGGCAATGTAACCTTGAAATCTTTTGGTAGTTTACAACATGCCAATGGAGGTGACGATCCCGTCAATATTACTATCTACGCTTGGGCGTCTGATGTTGTGCTAACCATGCCAACAAGCCTGACTTCAGTTAGTTATACTCCACAATCCGGTAAGATCAATTCCGGAGATGAATATGGAAAGGGCATTGTGTCAAAGCCTGCTAGTGCAATAGCGCACGCTGCAGGGCAGTTGACAAATGTTCCGATGATAGCTCCCTACGCTCGTGCGACCGAAATGGTTGCCAAGGGAGCAGGAGAGTTGGCAACTCTCTGGGGCTATTCGCGCCCACCCATTGTCTCAGATATTGTGCTTCAAAAACCCACACCTACTGGTAACATGGCAAACACTGATGCAGCTGATGCTGTACAGAAGTTAACCTTGGATTCCAAACAGGAAGTGACTATTGATTCACGTACCACGGGACTGGACGGTTCTGACCAGATGGACATCGTTGGGTTTTGTAAGAGAGAGTCATATCTCACGCAATTCCCCATGACCACTGCGGATGGACCAGACAAACTACTATGGAATTGCCGTGTCTCCCCTAATTTATATAGGGTCCAGGACACAGAAATTCACCCTACGCCTATGGCGATGATGTCTACCCCATTTGAACAATGGCAAGGTAGTATCAAGTATCGCTTTCAGGTTGTTAAGTCCAATTTCCATAAAGGACGACTTTTGATACGTTGGGACCCGAAATCACACGGTTCCACTATTGAATACAATACTGTTTACTCTAGGGTAATCGATCTCGCAGAAGAAGACGATTTCGAAATAGTAGTAGGATGGGGTCAGGCTGACCCATTCCTGAATTGTGCTGGGATGCTGTTAGGTACAGATCCCATTTTCCGTAGCACTACACGTTTATCTACTGAAACAGGCGGCTCATATAATGGTGTGCTTGAAGTAAATGTGTTGAACAGCCTGGTCTCGCCGGCCTCAGATACACCGATTCAAATCAATGTGTTTGTATCAGCTTGCGATGACATCAAATTTGGTGGGACAGCTCCTGACAAGATGAAGAAATTCTCTTTGTTTAAGACGTCTTCTGAATATTCCCCTCAAAGCGGTACTGTCGATGCCGCCGCCGTATCCGGAACTTCTACCGGTACAACTGACATTCCAACATCACCTGAATCTATTCAGCCAATTGCTGCTTCAACAGCAGTGGCCGATCAGACGATGAATGTATTCTTTGGAGAGTCGCCTAAAACCCTACGTGATCTTTTTCGTAGGTATGTTCTACATAGGACATATGTATCAGCTTCTCCCGGCGCTGACCAAGTCAAACAGACCACTCTTTTAGAGCATGGTCTGGGCTATTGGCCAGGTTGGGATGTAGAAGGTATTGATACACACAATGGTAGTGCTTGCAACATTACCATCCCTCACTATTTGCACTTTTTCATGTGCTGTTATGCTGGTTGGCGTGGTTCTACCCGCACCAAGTATACATTCGAGGGAAATCTCAGCTCGCAACCGACAGTAACGCGAGTTGGGTATGATCAAGGTAACTATGAAACGTCTACGACTACGTCAAAGACTGATCCAGCTTACCTAGGCAACCGCCTAACATATGCTTCCGGTGAATTAACAGCGGGAGGCGCTGCTTCCACAAACTTAGGAGTCAACAATACTATTGAAGTAGAGACACCTTATTATAATGGAGTGCGCTTTTCCGCTGCGCGTTTACCGTCAGCAGATCTTTCCAATCTGGGAGAGACCAACTCGATTTCTATATCGCAGTCAGGTTTTTCCACGCCATCGTCCGATCAGGATGACTACGCGTACATACGCACTTGGAAAAGTGTTGGAGAAGATTTTACACTCTTCTTCTTCACCGGTTGCCCGATTCTCTATCGCAATGAGATCGCTATCCCGCCTAATTAGGCAACCAGTATGTAAACCCCATGTCCCTGGGTTGTTAAGGAGACAAAGAGTCCGGTATGTGCCTACCGGAGCGGCTTATTTTATGAGTCGTTGTAAGGAGCTTTGCTCTGCATTTTATGATATTTTATCGATAGTTTTGAATGCAGGGGGCCCCCTTGCAGGAATTTTTATTTCGGTTACAATTTCTTAAAATTGCACTTACACATTGTACAGATACCATTCAGATTAAACTATGTCTGTCTGGAATACCATCTGCCCTATTTGTTG